ATCAATACCGATGCAAGATGCAACGGGATTATTAGTTTGGAGAAACATTTTAGATAATGGCACGGTTACCTATACCAAACAAGACGGGACGGTTTATGCAGGTGCAATACCATTATTGACAACGGCAGACAATCAAATTGCCACAAACACCAAACCAATCAACTCACAATTTTCAAGAATAAGCAAATTGATAGTCGCGGGGACTTATACAAAATTGAGTTTAGAAAACAGTTTTGGCAACGGTTCAAAGATATGTTATATCAATGCCACGGCAAACCCAACGGTTGCAAATAGCAAGGTGGCAATCACGGTGGGGACAGATACAACAATTGATTTAGTGGATTTTGAAGAGAAAGGCACAGAAAACGTAACCATCAAAGGAGCGAGCGAGATAGAAGATTTCACGTTGCAGGTTAACGGGGGGGATGCTTTGGTATATATATCATTTTTTAAAAATTTGTAAAATGAATAAAGGAGGGTTTTTTAAAACAAATAACGAGGTATACGCCCAATGGACTGATTTCAATTTAGTAGTTGGTGATAATGTTTTTGATATTAAGGGCGTGGATAGTATTGCCCCGACAGTTACGAATTATCAAATTGGAACGGTGGCAATCACGGCTGAAATATTAAAGAACAGCGTAACGGTGGATGCAAACGGCGAAGTTGGAGTATATCCAAAAGCAATAAGCAAAACAAAGTTTTCTATCTATGTAGAAAACGCAATGACGGTAACGGTTTCGTTGCAGACAAAAGTTGTTGTTGGGGTGGATGTAATAGCACCGCCTATATACAACTTTGATTTAACACTGGATTGGGCGATATTAAGAGATAGAAATCGTGCTTTATATCCAGTAACCGACCAAGCAAGTTTCACACAATGGCTTACAAATGGATATAATTCTACTGAACAAGCGCAAAACGATTTTACTAATATAATAATATCAGATTTTATAAAAGTTGGTAATAACATAAAATGCAATTTGACTGCAGAGGCATCAATTTTTTCTTTAGGTGGTAATATTATCACAAATGCAGATAAAATAGGTATTATAAATGGTTTGTCAACTTTAATATTAAACACCAATCAAATAGTAAATTTCAATCCTACTATTCCATTACCAAATAATTTGACAGTTTTAGATTTAAAATACAATCAAATAGTAAATTTCAATCCTACTATTCCATTACCAAATAATTTGCAAAATTTAAATTTAGCCGTCAATCAAATAGTAAATTTCAATCCTACTATTCCATTACCAAATAATTTGACAAATTTATATTTAGCCGTCAATCAATTCACGTTAGCAGGTTACACAGAAACAGAACCGTGGGCAAATAGTTTACCAATTTCAACAGACAAAACAATCGATATTAGTGACCACCCAATATCGGTTGCAGGCACAAATCTTGAAGCCATTTTAATCAGCAAAGGTTGGACGGTTATAGTATAAATCTTTAAAAAACAAAACAAATGAAAAAATTATTATTTATATTCTTATTTTCAATTTCAGCAACGGCTCAAGTGGTTATTCCACCCACGCCCGCACAACCTGAAATCAATTCAATCAATTTGCTTGGCAATAAAATCTATAACGCAAACCTTATCAATACATATCCTGAAAGATTGCCCACAACGGCAATCAATCTAATAACGTCCACAGAAAAAGGGCGAACGGTTTATGACACCACCACAAACGAGGTTAAATATTGGAACGGTACGTCGTGGAAAGTCAGCATTGGTTTAAATTCATTTTCTGCAACCGCCCCTTTGATTTACAACAACACCAACGGCATTTTTTCAATTCCGCAAAGTGGCTCTGCAACAAATGGCTTTTTATCTAGCACTGATTGGAACATTTTTAACAATAAGCAAGATTTATTAGTTTCTAATTCAAACATAAAAACAATCAATTCAATATCTATTTTAGGAACTGGCAACATACCATTTCCGATACAACAAAATAGTGATTGGAACGCAGTTTCTGGATTTGCTCAAATATTAAACAAACCATCAATACAAGCACCAATAACAGCAACCGCTCCTTTGTCATTTAACAGCGGAACATCAACAATATCAATCCCACAAAGTGGATTGGTAACGAGCGGTTTTTTGGCAACAGCCGATTTTATCAATTTTAGCAACAAATTGCAAACAGCAAACAATGGATTAACGGCAACAGCCACATTAGTTGAATTGGGTGGAACTTTAACCAAAAATACAAACCTTGCTGGCAATTTTAATTTTACTACTTCGGGAACGGGCAATGTCGGTATAGGAACCACAACCCCAACTGCAAAATTAGAAGTTGCGGGGCAAATCAAAATTACCGGGGGGACACCAGGACTTAATAAAGTTTTAACATCCAATGCGGTGGGACTTGCAACTTGGCAAAATGTTGTGATTCCAACTTTTGACGCCACTATTGATTTTTCAGTAAACCCAAACCCAAACACCGCAGGCACAATTTTTAATCCAAACACGCCAGCAAATACAAGTGTGTTATATATTAGCACCATCGACGGCAGTCAATGGACATATAACGGCACAGCATATATAACCGCCCCTGTATCGGCAGATTGGAAAATAACGGGCAACGCTGGCACGGTGCAAACTAATAATTTTATCGGCACAACAGATAACGTGGGTTTGTCTTTTCGTACAAACAATGTTATTAGACAAACAATTACAAACACTGGCAACGTTGGTATAGGTATAACAACTCCAACTAATAGACTGCACGTTGCAAACAGTGGATTTAACCCAACTGCAAATGATTTGGCGAGTATAAAAGTTGAAGGTGGCTTCGGCGGAGGCATCGCGTTTGCAGAGGGTGCAAATAGGGCTTTAATTTGGTCTGAAGCGGGCAATAAGTTGAACTTTTCTACTGGAGGAACTGTCGCGGGTACACCACTGAGAATGACAATTGATGCTACGGGCAACGTTGGTATAGGTACGGCAACCCCGACTTCAAATTTGCAAATTCGAGCGGCAACAAACACGAAAGGGCAGATAGATATAACATCTGGAGGCGAGGGTTTTGATGCAGAATTATTATTATCAACACCGCATCCATTTGGGTTTAACACCAAAAAAACCGCAATTATAGCAAAAGGAGGGATTGGAAACAGTAGAGCCGATTTGTTTTTCGTTCTAAATTCAACAGCGGACAACACAACAAGCTTCACAACGGCAACGGATGCTAAAATGGTTATTAAAAATAACGGCAATGTCGGTATTGGAACAACCGCACCAACAACAAAATTAGAAGTTGCGGGAACTATCAAAGCAACAGCAATTGTAAATTATGCAACAACCGCCGCCGCAATTGCAGACGCAACTTTATTAGCAGGCACAATGTACACAGTTACAACGTCAGGAGTAAAACAATTATTTATAAAATAATATGAAAACAATTATATTTTTATTGATTTTAAGTTTAGCCTTTGCATATTATTTGTTTAAAAAAAGCAAGTCTAATTTTTTTGGAAAATCTGAAAAAGATTTAAAAATAGAATTTAAATTATTGCAACAAGTTTTGTCAGATTATAATTTCACAAGATCCGAAATAAAAGATTTTGAAGATGCTTTTGTGTATTTCTTTTTAAACCCTTTGGAGTTTGACGGTGCAACAATCGTAAGAGATTTTTATACAATTAACAATTTAGATGCACCCGCAATGGTTCACGATTATAGTTATATCCACGCAAAAAACACAAAAGATAGAATAAAAGCCGATAAACAATATTTAAAAAATATGTTGCAACTTGGCGTACATCCAATATCAGCATATTTACGAGCATATACGCTACAAACAATAAACTATTCGGGAATTTACAATATTTTTAAATTATTCACAAAATGAAAGAAATTTTAGCAACTCTTATATATCCCTCCCCTATCACAATTGTAGGATTGATAATTTTAATGTTTGTTGATTTATTAACAGGGATCAATAAAGCATCTACAAACAAAGAAGCAACAACCTCACGGGGGTTGCGGAAAACATTTGACAAAGCAAGCACTTATTTGTCCGCAATTGTTTCTTTATTGGTTATTATCAATATAACACATTTTGCAGATAAAGAGCAAAAATTCTATTGGTTAATGGATTATTCGGCAACTGGTATAATGATTTTCACTTGTTATATAGAATTTAAATCAATTTTAGAGAATCTAATTTCCATTAACACAATCAAAGGCGAACCGAATGATTTTGCAAAATTTGTATTAATAAAATTGCACGATATTTTAATTGTGAAATTAAATAAAAATAAAGAAAATGAATAAATTAAACCAAAAAGGCTATGATTTAATTACAAAATTTGAGGGCTTCCGTGCAAAGCCTTATCTTGACAGCGTAAACGTGCCAACTATCGGATACGGTTCAACTTTTTATCAGGATGGTGCAAAAGTAACAATGAAAGACAAGGCAATTTCAAAAGAATACGCAACAAAATTGTTTACAATCGTGGCGGATGAATTTGCTTCAAAAGTGTCAAGATTAATAAAAAAAGAAATCAATCAAAATCAATTCAATTCTTTAGTGTCTTTATCATATAATATTGGTATTGGTGCTTTTAGAAATTCGAGTTTATTAAAAATGATAAACGAAAACCCAAACAATCCAATGATAAAATATAAATTTTTGGCATGGAACAAAGGGTTGATAAAGGGCGAAAAAGTGGCAATAGTTGGATTAACCAACCGCAGAAAATTAGAAGCCGAAAACTATTTTAAAAAAATATAAAAAATGAAAAAATTAATAATTTCAGCAAGTTTTTACGTCGGCGTTAATATCGTCGGATTGCCCGATATGATAACGCACAAAGTATATTCTATTTCTTACAAAAAAGAAAAAAATAAATTTCATAAATAACATAAAAAACATAAAAATGATACAAATATTAAAAAGAAATTGGCAATTGATACTAATTGTTATATTAGTTTTTTGCTTGGTTAAATCGTGCAATAAACAGCCAACGGTGCAAAGCAAATCATACAAAAAAGAAAAAGATAGTTTGCAAAAATCAAATGAATTTTTAGAATTTCAAATTAATGGCTTGGCTCAAGAAAATAGCCAAATCATTGATAGTTTAAAAAAGTTTGTAAAACAATCAAAAATAACCGAAAACAAACTATATCAATTGCAAAAAAAAACAGCAATACAGCCAGTTTATGTTGATAATATAATTGATTGTAATGATACAATCAAATCAATATATTATGTCGGTAAGATAAAAGATAGTTTGTGTAACGATGCTATTTTGCGAAAAAACATTGTTATCACAAATAAAGATAAATTGTTGTTAAAAGACAGTTTACAAAAGAGTTTTTTAAACAAAATAATTGATAATAAAAACTTGGCAATAGAAACTCAAGAGTTGGCAATCAATAATGAGATCAGAAAAACAAAGTCCGAAGCGAGAAAAAAAACTTTTTGGCAAATCGTGGCAGGTGTTTTGACAATTATAAAATTTATAAAATAATTTTTGTATATTTGATACAATTGAATTATCTTTGCAATCACAATTAATAATTACACTCTCTTCGGTGTTTTAATTGTTTGATTCATACCATATATATTTTTAATTTGTCGCCAAACAAATTAAACAAAAAACCCACTTTAACAGGTGGGTTTTTTTGTGTTTAAAAACCAAAACAGCGTTTTCTGGCGGAAAATTTGCAATATTTTTTTTAAAATTTTAAAAATAATTTTTAAAAACGCTGTAAAGTCTTATAAACATTGACAAAAATAATTTAAAAATAATTTGATTTTTGTTTACAACAATCAAAACTTATTGTATATTTGTAAAAGAAATCAAAAACAAAAATTAACAACTTTTTTAAACAAATAATTATGAAAACTTCAGAATTTACAATTGAAACAAAAAAAATAGGTGCAGGACAATTTCAAGTAACTGTTATAGATTTAGCAAATGACGAAATTAAATCTTATATCGAAAATGATATGACTTTATATGATGCTTTGACAGAAGAAGATGGTTTGTATGATATGAGCCAATTATCCGCAAAGCAGATAATAATTAAAAAAGCAGGTTTTGGCAACTAACGAATGTAGAAAATATAAAAACCACCTCCGTTCGCTTCAGACGTGGTTATTTGATTAACAAACGGAACTAACTTTAAAAATTAAAAAAATGAATACATACGCAAAATACTCGGCTAATGTTTGGGTTGCTAAATGCAACGAAATGCAAGAAAAAGGTAACGTTATACCAGTTGCCACAAAATACGGAAAAGAAAATGACTGTATTATTTTTAATTTAGTTTCACGAGATAAGGACGGTTTTTTTTATTATTCAATCGTTCGAGCCGATGGATTCAATATTCAAGAATTTGCAAAGAAAAAAGCCGAACGATACAACAATTTGGCAATTGGTGCAGAAAATAAAAGTACTGCATATTGGGAAAAGGCTCAAGAGGGACGAGATTTTTTAAGTTTGGCAGAACCGATAAAAGTAGGGCATCATTCTGAAAAAAAACATCGTGCGTTAATCGATAGGAACTGGAATAGGATGGCAAAATGTGTTTCAGAAAATGAAAAAGCAAAACAACACGAAAGTAAATCAGACTACTGGAATAGCAAAACAAACACCATAAATCTATCAATGCCTGAAAGTTTAGAGTTTTATGAATACAAACTCGAAGAAGCAAAAATGTATCACGAGGGACTTAAAAATGGCAGTATAGAACGGTCGCATTCATATAGCCTTACATACGCAAAAAAAGAGGTTAATAAATTTGAAGATTTATTTAAAACTGCTCAAAAACTTTGGCAATAAAAAATAAAAAAATGATAAAAAAAGAAACAAGGGGCGGTAAACGAAAAGGATCGGGTCGCCCGATTGCCCACCCGACAAAGATCATTAGTTTCAGGGTTCGAATAGAACAAGTGCAAATCATTAAAGATATAGTGAACAATTATTTAAATCAATAAAACCGCTTTAAACAGCGGTTTTTTTTATTTATTTTTCTTATGCCACAGAGCAGCAGTTTGAAGCATTATACTTTTGTTTCAAATTAAAAAACATGTTACCACTTCTTAACGAAATATCAAGAGGCACTTGGGCAATGTCGCCCGAAGGACTCAATTTTTGGACACCACTCATTGAAAAAATGATGCGGGGCGAAAAATTTGATATTACAAAATCAACAACTGCGCTTTTATCTGTTATTGATCCAAACGGCAATCGATTGTCTCCAGACAACAACGGCAGTTTTAATCCGCCCAAAGGTTCTGTTGCTGTTGTCAATATTGAAGGGGCTTTAATCAAATATAGTGATTATTGCAGCGCTGGTGCAATAGACATTGTTGCTGCATTGCAAGCCGCCGATGACAACCCAAATATTATTGGCACAGTTGCCTATTTCAACGGACCCGGGGGGAGCGTTTCTGCAATATCGCCATTTGTAGACTTTTCAACAACAAAAAAGAAACCGATTGTCGGGTTATATGATCAAGCTTGTTCGGCACATCTATATGCCATGCTTGCCGTTTCTGATTATATAATGGCAGAAAATGACTTATCCTCTGTTATTGGTTCTGTTGGCATTGTTGCCACTTTGATAAACGATACCAAGGCTTTAGAAATGAAAGGGATTGTTGTGCATCAAGTTTATCCTGATGAATCGGCAAACAAAAACGAAGCTTTTATATTGGCATTAGATGGCAAATATGATATGTTGAAAAAAGAAGTTTTGTCGCCAATGGCTATAAAATTTCAGGATTATGTGAAATTAAAAAGACCTAATCTGAAAAATGAAAATGGTGTTTTGACCGGAAACACATTTTCAGCAGATCAAGCCCTGCAATTAAAATTAATTGATGGAATTGGAAACCTGCAAGCGGCTATAGCCGTTGTTAAAATCAAGAGTGAAACGAATTCGCTATATAAAAAACAATTTTAAAAACAAATTATGAAAAACAAAATGTTTCAGGCTATCATGCCTATTATCATGGGGATTACAACCTATCTAGGTTATGGATCGGTGGAAGATATCCCGATTGATGCAGTCAATCAAAAATCAAATTTTAACGCTGCAGAACAAGAAAAGTTAAAAGCAGCATTGGGTGATGATTATGAAAAAACAATGCTTGGCATTGATCAAGTGATTAAAGATTTTCATAACAAAGACATGAATGCAAAATCACTTGCCGATGATTTGAAAGCATTGGTGCAAGAAAATCAGTTGTTGGTAGATGCACAAGACACAACAACAAGTGATGATGCAAAAGTAAACCTTGATTTGTTAAAAGCAAACATCGAAAAAATATCGGCAGACAAAAAACAATTGCAAGCAACCGTTCAACAATTATTAAAAGAAAGTGTTGGCGATATACCAATGACTATCGTTACAAATCCAATCGACATGAAAAAACATTCTGCCACACATTTATTTGCATCGGGGCATGATTTTGATGCATTTGAAAACAGAAACTGGAATGCCAGATTGGCAGCAATAACAGAAAAAGGAACAAACTTTTTTGAAGACAGCGTTGTGCCATTATTGCAAAATGATATTAAACATTTTGTGAGAGAAAATCCTGCGGCTTTGCAATCATTATTTAACGATGTTCTTGGTTTGCCATCTGATTGGGATGTGCGCACAGGCGTGATTGATTCTGTTGCCGATGGTTTTGTGATCCCTGCAGAACTTGTTCAGGGCAGAAACAAAGGTTGGTCGCCAAATCAAAAAATTAAAATCCTTGCAGAACTTGGTAATGTTTTCCGCAAAAAAATAGACATTGAATTTTCAGGCTATGAATTGCAAAACATAGAAAACACTTGGATAAGAAGTTATAATGGCAACGATGGTTCACACCCTTTCAAAATGTCGTTTGTTGGTTTCTTGATTTCAGAAATCATGAAACAAAGAATGGTAGATGATAGAATTGCACAAATCAATGGTATATTTTCTGACAATTTTGGGGGCAATGACAATCCGGGAAGAAATATTGACTCTCAAGATGGTTTGCGTTACAACTTTTTCAGATTCAGAGATATTGAAAAAAAATACACACCATTTGATTTAGGCGTTCCAACAGAATCTAATATCGTGGACTATGTGAAAAATTTGATTTTATCAATTCCAGAAATAGAAAGAAGCGAGCAAGGTTTAGAACTTGGTTTGTCTCAAGCATGGTTAGATGCCTATAGAACACGTGCAGGTGCTTTTTATCAACACCACCGAAACACAGATCAAGGCAAATTGCAATATGATTTGAACAGCCCAATTGATTATCCAAACATCAAATTTCAGCCTTTGCGAGATATGACAAAAACGGATTTCATGTATGTAACGCAATCAAAAAACATTCAAGTTTTAGAATACAAAACTGCCGAAAAAACACAATTAACCGTTGGCAAAGGCAGTGATCCAAGAAACATCACAATGTTTGCAGATTATCGTCAAGGGATTAGATTTATTTTTGTAGGTAGCAAAAAAGCCGCAGGAGAATCAAATAATTTTGAACTTCAAAAAATTTGGTCAAATAGCTTGCCTATTTTTGATAAAGATACTACAATGCCGCTTTATGACAACAAAACAGGTATCATTGAATTTCATTTCAATAACATGAAAGTTAATGAAAAATTTGCGACAAATATTGTTCAAATCGACAAAGTGCCAGTTGGCATGATTATCAGAATAACAGGAAACACTGGATTGGCTGCAACAAAAAACGTTGTTAAAAATGCACAATTAGATTTGACTTCAAATTTCAATTTAGCAACAGGCGGCACATTAACATTGATTGCAAAACAAGATGGCACATTGAAAGAATTGAAAAGAACAACTGCTCCAGAAGCAATTGCAACAACAGACAAGACTTTTTCAACAACAACTCTTGATGCAACAAATGGATCTGTTTATAAATATAAAGGCGCAGTGGCAACATTAGCAAATATTTTAGGTGGATATGATGGTAAAGAAATCACAATCTATGGCAACACAACAGCATTGACAGTATCTGATGTTTCGGGTATAATTGATGTAACAGCTGATGCCGTGTTGGATACTGCTACAAAATATATCAAACTAGCGGTTATTGACGGTGTTTGGATTGAAACAGCAAGAGGATAAAAAAAACAATCAAGTTTTAAAAAATAAAAAAAACAGTAAATCAATTAACTTTTAAAAAATAAAATTATGCTTTATATTCCAATAAGCGTAGCAAGACCCTCCGGCGTAAGTCCGGGGGCGGCTACTGCCAAAAATCCAAATGTTACGGTATTGAGATCTCAAGACGTATTGTCTTTTCCAACTCGTGACCAAAACGGAATCAATCTTGTGGGTAACTATGTTATGAAAACAGGAGCAATCATGCTCAGCGTTTACATGACACCGTCAAGCATTCAATACTCGTATGAGTCAAGTGGCGAAGAAGACGCAATCAGCGTAAAACAAAAATTTGAAGGGCACCACCCTGGGGCAAATAAAGAAATTTTGGAGTTTTTGCAAAACAATTACGGACAAGGATTCATTATTTTGGTTGATCAATGTGATACATCAGAGAAGCTTGTTTATGGCACTCGTTGCACACCATTGACCTTGAAACCATCGGGCAAATCCGACAAAGACAGCAATATTCAAACTTTGATGTTTGAATCATTCTCATCAGGTCAATACTTGCCGGGCAAATATACTGGTTCAACAGTGTTTTCCGCTCCGTTTGCAGTGGTTTCTGCAGCTGCAATTGCTGCAAATCCAGCAAATGGCAATTATTATAAATTGCCACAAACGGCAGCCGCTACAGCCATTGCGTTTGCAACAAACACACTGACCGATCGTGAAAACGTAACGTTGATTGGTTCTGGTGGTGCAGTTGATGCAACATTAGCCGCATCGGCAAACGTGATTTTAATAGGAAGCGTATCGTGGGTAGCGTTAGAAAATGCTACTATAACTTTCCAAATTGTGAAAAGCGGTGCTACAACTATTTTAATTGAACAAAGTAGAACCTAATAAAATCAAATTTTATTTATTAAAAAGACTGTCTTCGGGCAGTCTTTTTTTTTTTTTCTTATGCCACAGAGCAAAATATTAAATAATATGAATTTTACATCCAAATTAAATATTAAAAATTAAATATAGAAAATATGAATGCAAATATCCGTCCGCAGGTTTTGAATTTTTTAAAAAACTTACCAGAATCAAAAGCAGATCAATACAACCAAGCCTTTGAATTTTTCAGACAATTGGTTCCTAAAGATCATGCAGCCGAAAGAAATTATAATGCAGGATTCACTGAAAGAAATCTTGCCAATTTGTTTTATGATATAAAAAAGAAATCCAATATCACAGATTTCGATATTATCACAGAAGTAGTTCACACAACTAAAATAAAACCAGAAACTGAGGAATTAGAAAAACAAGTCAATCCAGTTGATGAGGATCCACAAACGACTGAACAAACAACCGTTGCAGTTGAAATAAAACCGATTGAATTTGAGGGAAAAATACGTGAAGAATTTACTTTTCTTGATGATGACAATTGCCCAAATGAATTAAAAATATTGGTAGCAGATAAACTAACTGCTTGGAAAAAATACAAAACAGCACATGCAAAATTGGCACAGCACGGAAATAAAGAAATTGAATTATCCGATGCTGAGTTCACAGAATTAACAGCAATGGCCGTTAGCAATTATGAAGAGAATCAAGCTATATATGACGAACTAAACCATTATTCTAGCAATAAAGAAATCTTGGGGAAACATCCAATATTTAAAAATCTTAAAATAGAAAGAGAAGTCAGCGTGATGACAAATGATCTGTTGCACAAATTCATTGGATCATCTGCAAAGTTTTTTACAACAAAAAAAAAATTGTTGGCAAGAGAAAAAGAGGAGAAAGCAATTAAAAAGATTAACGAAGCCGTTGAATATAGACAACAAAAATTGGCGTTGGTCAAACAAAAATTAAATGTAAAGTAATGCCAAAAGCAGATTTAAATGCAAATAAGGTTAAGAAATTGGATAAAATTATTCCAATTTCTCAACCTATGTATTTGCAAATAGCCCACGCTTCTATCAAAGATATAGAAAAAGATATGATAATGCCAGACAAAGGTGGTGTTGTCTTGTTGCAATCCGATATAGCATTCAATGCGTTTGATTTGGTGGTTTATTTGGTAAACAAATATCCAATCAAACACTATTATGCAAGCACTTATTCCATTAGCAGAAAAGCCATTGAAAGTATGATTTATTTGCACGATGCTGGACAAATAGAACAATTGACTTTGCTAATATCAGAATCAATGATAAAAAGAAATCCGGCAACAATAGACAATTTGCATGCCATGGTTTCAAGTCGTTCAAATATAAAAGTTTTATATGCCTGGAGCCACGCAAAAATCAATCTTTTGCAAACGCATGAAGATGATTATTTTGTTTTGGAAGGCTCAGGCAATTTGTCTGACAACGCCCATTTTGAACAATATGTTTTGATAAATGACAAAAAAGCATTTGAATATCGAAAACAATTGTTTGACAGAAATCATTTGAAAAAATATTCAATATGAAAAAAATAGCCTTCATAATTATTTTATTGTCAATAGCAAATGGTTTTTTTTTAAATGAAAAAACCGAATATTTAGAAGTGAAAGTGGCTTCAACTTTTGTGCTGTTTTTATTTGGTATTTTTATTATAATCAAAGAAAATGAATAATCTGATATCAACAAATATAATCAAATTTAATCAAGACGAACTCGACGAAGTGGGCAAATTGGCAGCTGCCAATTATTCTGCAGAAAGTGTTGCCTTGCATTTTGATATACCAAAAAATGATTTTTTAATTGTTTTTAATGATATGACAAGCGAGTTAAGGCAAAACTATGATCGAGGGCGTTTGCAAGCTGAGTTTAATATCATGGATAAACAAAGAGAATTGGCAGAAGGTGGCAATATCACTGCAGCACAAATATTTTTGAAAGAAGCGGATAGAATCAAAATAGAAAATTTACGCAATCATTGCTTATTCTCATGAAAATTGAAGATGTAACATTAGATCAATTATATAGTTTTATGGAGCATGGCACGCTTGCCAATGCACCAAAAGAAATCGTGGAATATGTTTTGCTTATTGAAAAAGTAAGGGGGATGATCATGCGGGTTGATTTATATGGCAATAAAGATGCCGTTATCAAACATTTGAAACTTGCCGACGGCTTTTCTGATTATAAAGCCAGACAGATATATGCCGATACAATCCAATATTTTTATATAGAAAATACAGTTTCCAAAAATGCTTGGCGAAATCTTTATGCAGAAAAAATGGACAAGGTTGCCAATTTTGCAATGTTGGCAATGAAAGATGTGTCTGATGCTGCCAAAGTGCATAAAATGTTTTATGACACAATGATAGCCAGAGATGTGAATAATGCAGATAAAGAAGAATTGCCAGACAACTTTTTTGATAAACCAATCAATTTGTTGAGTTTGGATTCTAGAATATTTGAATTTGGCACAGCCAACAGAGACGGACTTGATGATTTTATAGATGGAGTTCCTGATTTGACTGAAAAAGAAAAAATTAGAATCAAACAAGAAATGTTAAGCTTACCTTTAAAACTTTTTCCAGATGTCCAGGAAGACGCACGTAAAACATAATGACCCTTTTATCAATCCAGTTTATGCAAATTGGGTTTCGATGATGATACAATTAATCCAACCTAAGGATCTGTTTTTGGTTGCAGGTCGTGCAACTGCCAAAACATCCGAAATCATAGCCCAGCGGTCAATGGATATAATGTATGATATGAAACACAGCCAACAGGTTTTGGTTTCTGATACTTACGTCAATTGTCTTAAAAACATTGTTCCAACTTTATTTGAAGGTTGGGAACGAAAAGGTTGGATAAACGGACGTGATTATGTAACGGACAGAAGACCGCCAGATCATTTTTTAAAATGCTATAAACCAACAGAAAGTTTCAAACATACAATTTCTACAAAATTGGGTGTTCGGTTAATTTTGGGAAGTTTGGACCAGCCAAGCGGATTGGCTGGAAACTCTTTTCAGCACATGTATGGGGATGAAAGCAGATTATTAAAATTTCAAAAACTTAAAAAATTAGATCCAGCCATTCGTGGCGAACATGCGCAATTTGGGCACTCTCCTTATTATCGTGGCAGAACTTTCACAACAGATATGCCAAACATTCTTGACGGTGATGATGATTGGATTACGTTGCGTGAAAAGGATATGAATATTGAGCAAATTAAAGTTGCTTTGAAAATAGGTGTTATTTTAAACGATATTCGAAAAGAAATGTATAACGCCCAGATTGATGGCGATAAAATTAAAGTAGAATTATTAAAAAAGAATTTAGCACGATGGACAGAAAAATGGGTTAGAGTTCGTAAAAATTCAACATTTTATTACACAGTTTCATCGTTTGTAAATGCAGATATTTTGCAAGAAGGTTTCTTTAGAGACACTTTCAAGGCTCTTGGCGTTGATGAATTCAAAAGTGCAATTTTATCTTTAAAAGTCAATATAACCAAAGGCGAAAAATTTTATGGACAATTAAACGAAAATCATTTTTATGATGACGGAGTGGATAATCGTGTGTATGAAAATTTTTTATTATCTGATATTTCAACAAAATTAGTAGAAACGTGTGATGCTTTGAGATATCTTGATAAAAATGCAAAATTAGAATGCGGTATTGATTTTGGGGAGATGACAAGCATGGTAACGGCACAATTGCAAGGCAATCATTTTTTTTGTTTAAAAGAATTTTTCACACTTGCACCAGAAAGCAGCAGAGAATTATCACAACAATTTCGGGATTTTTATAGAAACCACAGGCGTAAAGAATTAGATATGTATTATGATCCTGCGGGCAATCAATATCATAGCATAAAAAGAGACTGGGCAAATGAAATAAAAGATGTAATTGAAAATTGCAACGGACAACCCACAGGCTGGATTGTTAATTTAAAATCAGAAAAACGAGTTTCAATTTTTCATGAAGCGGAATATAATTTTGCAAAAGTTTTTATGGACGAAACCAATCCATTGCTGCCAAAATTAAAAATAGATAAATTGCAGTGCAAACATTTAAAATCATCTTTAGAGTTAAGTAAAATGATAACTAAATCGGACAAAACAGGCAGTCGTTCTATCCACAAAGACAAATCATCAGAAAAATTGGCAATGCACTTGCGCCCTATGTATTCAACCAACTTTTCTGACGCCTTTAAATATTTAATTTATAGATCAGACTTTGTTGATTTGGTTAATAAAAGAAATGCTTATATGGCAAGTATGGAGCCGATGTTTTTTGGTAGGTAAAATATTCTACTCTCTACATCAATCAGAAAATTGCAAATTTTCAACAAAAAAAAATAAAAAAAAACACTCTCCGGCTCTGCCGGATTTTTTTTGAGTTATAAAATTATTTAGACCCATTCTAAATAACATTTATTATTTAGAATAAATCTAAATTACAAACTAAAAACAAAAAAAAGGCTTTTTTAAAGCCTTTTTTTAATTGGATTGGTATTTATTCAGATAATTTGCGTTTTTCAACCTGTGCGTTAGAAAACAAGTAACAAAGTGGGTAAAAATTATCTATTTCATCGTCTGGGCTGGCTTCAACTCCTTTTTTCTCTAATTCTTGGCTTGCCTTTGGTTTTCCCCATACTGCAAAAGAAATTGAACCCTTTTTCACTTTATATCCCTTTTTGCTCCAGTTATGCAAGGTGTTAAAATCATAATTTAAATCGTCGGTGTATATTTCTTCAATCAGAATTTCATTAACGGTCATACCCTCGCAATCCATCCCCATCCTCATTTTTGCAAGTTTAGAAAGTTCTTGCAAATATTTTCTTTTCTCTTTATATTTTTCTTGCCTTTCGGTCATTTCTCTATTTTTTTAATGATTAATAAATTTTTTGAAACTGAAATTGTTACCTGTTCGCCAATTTCAAAACCTGCTTTTTCAAGCCAAATACCACATAAATTTAATTTTGGTTTAAATTTTGGTTTTTTTAAAATTTTCTTGGTATAAACTGCCGAAATGGTCAGTTTACGCAAACTAAAAGACATATCCATTATAATCAGATTGAGAGTTAAGATTATCCTGTATAAAAAGTTCGGCTATAGTCAATGCTTTGTTAAAAGCATATTTTGCCTGCATTCTGTAATATTTAAAATCGTTATCGTTAAATAAAAATGAATATCCCTTTAAAAATAAAGTTTCTTTCACTTGTTCCGATAATTTTAAATGTGTAGTTTTGCCTTGAATTTTTG